CTTTTGAAGTACTATCTACAGCTACCAATTCATTTACTATTAAAATGGCTACTACTGAAACAGGAACAGGAATGTCTGCAGCAGGTGGAGCTTCAATAAATCCTTATGAAGAAATTGGTCCAACAATACAAACATATGGTTATGGTTGGGGTACAGGAACTTGGAGTAGATTAACTTGGGGTTCTGGAACAACCACTTCTTCTTTGATTCTAGATCCTGGATCATGGTCACTTGATAACTTTGGTGAACAATTAATAGCAACGGTTAAAGATGGTAAAACATTTGTATGGAATCCAGGTGTTTCAAATCCATTAGAACAAAGATCAGTAATTATGACAGGTGCTCCAACAGCATCAAGATTAACAATAACCTCAGATAGAGATAGACATGTAGTTCACTTTGGAACTGAAACAACTATAGGAGATTCTACTACACAAGACCCTATGTTTATTAGATTTAGTGACCAAGAAAATTATAGTGTTTACCAACCAACTTCAGTAAATACTGCAGGAACATTTAGACTTGATACAGGTAATAAGATTGTAGCAGCAGTATCTGGTAAAGATTATAATTTAATTTTAACAGACCAAGCAGCATACACAATGCAGTTTGTTGGTCCACCTTTCACTTTTTCAATAAGACAAGTTGGTTCTAACTGTGGATGTATCGGCCAACACGCTACTGTATATGCAGATGGTAAAGTATTTTGGATGGGAGCAGGTGGAGGATTTTTTGTATTTGATGGTACTGTTAAACTACTTCCATCACTTGTAGAAGACTTTGTATTCACGACCACCGGATCAAATGTAGGTATAAATTATTCATCTAATGAAATTATATATGGCTCGCACAATTCTTTGTTTAATGAAATAATTTGGTTTTACCCAGCAGGAACACCATTAGGTAATCCTGCAGTACAAAATAATAGAGCTGTAGTATATAATTATGTTGAAAATAGTTGGTCTACTATGACACTTGCCAGAAGCTCATATGCAGATGCTAGTACTTATGATGTACCTTATGCAACAGAATATACATCTACTGCAACTCCAACAATTTCTAATTTAAGCGGAGCAACAAATACTTTTGGAGCATCATTATATTTTGCTCAAGAAGTTGGTAATAATGAAATAGCTTTAGATGGAACGGAAACTGCTATACCTGCATATATTCAATCAGGAGATTTTGATTTACCTACAGAAGGAGATGGTGAGTATATGTTAAGAGTGAGTAGATTTTTACCTGATTTTAAAAACTTACAAGGTAACGCAGTTGTTACAATATTTTTAAAAGAATTTCCTGTTGATGTCGGAGCTTCATCTCAATTAGGTCCATTTACTATTACTTCTAGTACACAAAAAATAGATACAAGAGCTAGAGGAAGACTTGCAAACATTAAAATACAGAATAATGCTGTTAACGAAACTTGGAGATTTGGTACATTTAGAGCAGATGTAAACCCAGATGGAAGAAGATAATGGCTAAAATTAACGTATATGTTCCTGAACCACCGCAAGAATATAGTGTAGAAGGTTTTAGACAAATTAACCAAGGTCTTGCAACTATTGAAAATCAATTAAATACTTCATATCAGCAAGACTTGAAAAACGAACAAGATTCGTTTAATTACTTTATGCAATGACAATAAGATATAAAAGCGAAACATTTAATCTAACAACAACTAACGTTACACCTGTTCTAACGTGTCCTACTGATGCAACTATTATTGTTAAAAGTTTACAAGCTGTCCACGATACTGCTAGTAATGTAGACACTCACGCTATAGTAACTAAATCTGGTGGATCCGCTGTAAAAATTTCTTATGAAGAATTAAATAAAGCAACTGCAAATATGGTAAAGAGTTCTCTTAATTTAGAAGCAAGTGACGTTTTATCAATGCAAGCAGGCGCAGCTAATGAAATTACGGGTATTATTAGCTATGCTTTAATAGACCGATCACAGGAAAATGGCTAAACAAAAATTTACGCATTTCGTACCAAGAGATAAACCTAAAAAAAGGCCTCGAAGACACTGCAAAAATTTAAATAAAAAAAAGAAGTTGCAACATAGTAAAAAATATCATAGACAGGGACGGAGACAAAAATGAGTGATATAATTAAAATACCAGCAGAAGCAAAAGAAATTGTTAAACATAAAAGGACTGGTAAAGTATATGCTAGTAAAGATGATTTTGATGCTGATGTTGCTGATCCCAATACTGACACTACTGTGGATGACTTTAGACAAGACCTTGAAATTAAAGTTACTAAAGTTACTATGGGGGCAGAAACCAAAAAATAATGCAACCAAGAGGAGCCACTGAGCTACAAATGGAAATGCTTGAAAAGCATGTTTCCAAAGAACTGTTAGATCAAGTACAGATATGCACATCTATACCAGGTAAAGTTCCAATAGATTCAGATAAACTTAACATCCTTTGGCAAAAAAATTCTTGGGATCAACCTAACCTTCAAAAATTTTTTTCTGACAAGTCACGACACCATGAATACGATTGGTATATATTTAACAGTCATTGGAATTATGAAAAATTTAGAATGATATTTGATATTCCTACAGAAAGATCAGTTGTTATTAAAAATGGTATAGAAGATTTTCCAATTAGAAAAATATACAAAAGAGGAACCCCTATTAAATTAGTACATCACTGTACACCTTGGAGAGGTTTGAATGTATTATTAAGAGCCATGCAAGATGTTGAGAATCCAAATATAACCCTAGATGTTTATAGTTCTTGTAAAGTTTATGGTTCTGAATTTGCAGATAATACTGAAAAAGATTTTGAAGCATTATATGAACAAGCTAGAAAATTACCTAATGTAAATTATATTGGCTATAAACCAAACGAATATATTAAAGAGATGATGCCTAACTATGATATGTTTGTGTATCCAAGTATATTTGAAGAAACATCTTGTGCATCAGCTTTGGAAGCATTAGCTTCTGGAGTTCATGTAATTACAAATAACTTTGGAGCCTTGTATGAAACGTGTGCAGAGTGGCCTGTATATATTAATTATTCAAAAAATTATGAACAAATGGCGCAAGATACTGCAGGAGCAATTAATATAGCAGCTAGTTACTTACATGAAGATTTTATGCAAGAACATCTAGAAGAACAACAAAAGTTTTACAAAAGATTTTATAACTGGGAGAAAAAAGGTATGGAATGGACAAACTTTCTGAAAGGAGCTTTAAATGAAAGAAACAATAAATAAAGACACTTATCAAACTCTAAAAGAAGTTGAGGTAACATCATACGAAAAAGCTAGTCTTCCTATGTGGAAACCGAATACCGAACAAACAAAAAAAATAATTAAATCACCTTATAGTCTTATGGTTTGTACTCCTTGTCATAGTGATGTGACTATGCATTACACACAGGCTCTTTTAGAACTACAACAACTTTGTATTAAAAATGGAATAAAAATCACATTTACTTTATTAAAATCTTCTTTGGTAACTCAAGGGAGAAACTTATGTACCTCAGCTTTCCTAGAATCTAATTGTACACATATGTTGTTTATAGATTCAGATATATATTTTAGAGCAGAATCTATAATTAAAATGTTAGATTTAAATAAAGAACTAGTATCTATTCCTTATCCTCTTAAAACAATGATGTGGGATAAGCTTTATGAGAAATGGAGTAATGGTGAAGTTAAAAACCCTGGAGATATACATAGATGGTTAAATACTTATCCTATGAAAGTAGAAAACCCTGAAAATATTAAATTAGATAATGGTGTTATGGAAGTTACACATAGCCCTACAGGATGCATGTTAATTAAAAGAAGTGTATTTGACAAAATGATTGACAAGTATCCAGATAAAAACATAGTTCAAAAGACAGTAATTAATGGTGAATATGTGGATAGACCTAATTTATGGAACTTCTTTGACTGTATACATGACCCTGAAACCAAAACATACCTGGGTGAGGATTTTTCATTTTGTAAGCTTTGGAAAGACATTGGAGGAAAATGTTATGCTTATGTCAATGACCCTATTATACATGTTGGAGAACACCAGTACGAAGGTCGTTTTCTCGATGAGTTGAAACTAACCAAGTAAAATGATATTATTATCCATATTTAAAAGAATAAATTATGGATCCATTTACATTAGCACTAGCCACATTTGGCGTACAAAAACTTCGAGGAAAATCAACTAAAAGATCTTTAAGAGATGCCTTGGTAATTGGTAGTATGGGCCAACTAGGTGGTATGGCAGGTGTTGGAGGATTATCAGCTTTTGGTCAAACAGGAGCTAACACTTTAGCAGGATCTACATTAGGACAACAGTTTGGTCAAACAGCTACTATGAGAGGAATACAAAGTTTATTTCCACAAGTGGCGGGAAGTCAAGCGGCAACTGCTCCAGGATTTTCAGGAATGACTGATCCAGGAACTATGCAAGGTTTAGTTGGTAACGAAGCTAAGTCAAGTATTTTATCTAATATTATTCCAAAAACTACTGCAGGTAAAGTTGCAGCAGGTTCAGCGATTCTTCCTTTACTTGGTGGTGGAGCAGATGAATCACAACAAGCACCTCCAGGATTAAATCAAAATTATCAAAAACTTATGGAAAGTGGTTTTGCAGGAGGACCTACAGGTTTTCAAACTAGAACATACAATGCAGATGGAAGTTATTCAGACAATACATTAGAAGATAAAAATACTTATCAATCAGTAGAAGCAATACTAGGTGAAGAACAGCCTGCTATGAAAACAGGTGGTATAGTTTCAGTTGCAAAATTTAATACAGGCGGACAAGCACTACCTTCTAAATTTAGTCACAGTGAAAATGATGCTAACAATTATACAAGAGCTCATGGTTTTGTTAAAGACGGAGCTGGTATGGGTGATGAAAACGAAGATACAATGTTAGCTCAATTAGCTGATGGTGAATTTGTATCTAGATCGGCTGCTGTAAGAGGAGCAGGTATCATTGCTGGTGCAAATCTTTCTGACAAAGAAGATCAAAGAAAAAAGGGTGCTGAGTTTTTTTACGAACAACAAAAACGTTTTAAAAGAATTATGGATATTTTAGATGCAAGTAGAAAAGACAATTAAAGCTAACGTAGAAGTACTTACTATTAAGCCAACAGAGATAGATACTTTTTGGCCTTTAGTAGAGTTTCTTATTGCAGAAGCATTAAAGTTTAGTGGTCAATATGCTGATGCTAAACATATAAAAAAATTATTAAAACAAAACATAATGCATTTATGGGTTATGTTTGGAACAGATGACGATGGAGAAAACAAAGTATTTGGATGTTGTACTAGTAGATTTTTTGATAATCCTAATTTTAAAGAATTACAAGGTTTGATTTGTACAGGAAAGAAAATGAATTTATGGTCTGATAAGTTGGTACAAACATTAGAAGAATTTGCAAAGGTAAATAATTGTAAAAGAGTAACTGCATTAATGAGACCAGGATATAAAAAGATTATGGATAAATATAATTGGAAAGTTAAACACTATGAATTTCAAAAGGAGCTAACTAAATGAGTATATTTGGCGGTGGCGGTGGAGGTGGCGGAAGCCAACCTTCGACTACTACACAATACATAAGAGAAGCACCAGGTATAGAGGAAAGAAAACTTGGTTTGATGGACATAGCTTCATCACTTGCACAAAAACCAGTTAACATTCCTGAAATTCAAGTGTCTCCTATGGGTGCTTTAGAACAACAAGGTATTACAGCTTCTGGAGTTACAGGAGTGGGTCAACCTACTGTTAGTTCTGCTGTATCTGGAGTACAAGGAGCAATGGCTCCTGTAGGTGCTTCACAAATATCACAATTTTTAAATCCTTATCAACAATATGTTACAAATGAAATTGGTAGACAAGGACAAATGATGCAAAATAAACTAGGATCACAAGCTATTGGAGCAGGAGCTTTTGGTGGAGGACGTGAAGGAGTTCAACAAGCAGAACTTCAAGGTAGAACTTTATCAGCAATGGGTCAAGCTCAGGCACAAGGGTTTAATACTGCATTAGGTGCAGCACAGAATCAACAAAGAATAGGACTACAAGGTGGTCAGTTGTTAGGTGCGTTAGGCCAACAACAACAAAATATGGCACAGTCAGACATTAATCAGTTAATGGCTGCAGGTGGTTTACAAAGACAGTTAGGTCAGCAAGCATTAGATGCTACAAGACAGACAGAATTACAAAGAGCATACGAACCGTATCAAAGAGCTGAATTCTTAAAAAATATCTATGCTG